TCGTCAAGGTTTGATTCTTCTGCTACAGTTCTAATAATTTCAGCAATCCTTGCTGCTGTAGCATTTGGATATGTTTTAACTGCCCACTCAAATTCTTTTTCAATCATTTGCTTAACTGATTCAGGATTGTTGCCGTATTTTACTAGTAATTTAGCTACGCTATCTTTGGTGACTTGTGCTTCGTCAAGAGTTTCTTCGTTAGTCTTTTTCTTCTTGTCAGCTAGTGCTTTCTTCATTGATTCTTTACGATTGCCATCTTTGTCAAAGTCTAAGTAATCAGGCTTTGCTTTCTTTTCAGTTACTTTAGTTTCCTTACCTTCAACTTTTGCTAGGTTTTTATATACATTCATGCCGCCGCTGGATGATTTCTTAGAACCAGGACCGTGCTTGGCTAGGTATTGATTCCACGCTTCGTCACTACCTGGAGCAAATTCACGTTCTTGATGTGCTAGTGCTGCGGTTTGATCTGATGCTGGACTTGTGCCATACTTAGCACTTACACGATCTAAATCGTCAATGTCCATTTGATCGCTCCAACCTTGGCCTACATTAAGACCTTTCTTTTTACCAGTTAAGTTATCTAGACCTAAGTCCATTACTTTAATTCCAGCGTTCTTTTTAAGACCCGCAAGTTCTTTATCTGTAGCAGCACGATTTCTTTCATAGTCTGCTGTAGAACCTGCATCGCGTCCTAAAATACGAGCAACTTCCATGTCTCTATAGAACTTGTCTTCTTTATCCTGTGCTGCTTTCTTGATAGCATCTGCTTTTGATCTTGCTGCTGCTAGTTTTTCTGGTGTAACACCTTGATCTAAACCATACTTTTTAAGCATCATTGATCTGCGTAGATCATTACCGGCTTTATACGAACCGCTAGCTAACCAATTTTCAATTTCGTCCCACTCGTTGTCGGCATCCGTGTCATATTTGGTCATGTTGTCTCTAGCCCAATAATCTGGATCCATGTTTGGATCTCTCCAATTTGATAAATTACCCGACGGACCTACTAAAATACCTTTGGGACCTACACGAGAATAACCTGGTGGTAATTCTTCTTTTGGTGCTTCTTCAAGTTTTTCGTCCTGCATGCCTTCTTTGCCAGGAACAATCTGTGTGTCATCTGTTTGTTTGCCCATTCCTAGTTCGTCGTCTTGTTGGCCAAACTTACCAGCATCCACTTCAGTAACTTTATAACGCTTGCCGTCCACTTCAAATTCTGCTGCGCCGGTTTTCTTAGCCTTGGCCGGTGCGCCTGAGAATGCGTTGCCTTCATCAGTTTTTTTCATGCCAGGAGCAACAGGTGCTTGTGGTTTAGTTGGCTTACGGTCAAATCCGTAGTTAGGATCGTCACGTGGATCATCACGTTCTGGGTCATATGGCTCTGTGTCTGCTGGTGCAAACCAATCAACACCTTCTTTGCCCAATTCGCTTGCATTTAGTTCGTCCAAAATATCATCGTTTAACTTAGCAGCACGTTCGTCTTCGGTCATTTCTAGTAAGCCTAGTTCGCGTGCTTGTTTTTCTAGTTTAATAATTGCATCCTGAATTGCCTGCATGCTTGATTGATCTTTTAGGTTAGGATCCATCATCATGTTATAAAGATGTTTGCTCTTGGCTAAGAAATCTTCGCGATTTTTAATTTGTCCACCTGTGCTTGGATCATCTAAATCGCTGTATGATTCTTCGACTGGCTCTTGGAATGCTGTAAAATCTTCGTACACCTTTTCCTGCATACCTGCTAGTTTGCGCCATGCGTTCATTTCCAACATGTGATCACGTTCTTGACGACGTTGTTCTTTGCCAGTGTCAATATCTAATTGTTCACCAACAGCTTCTTTGTTTAATTCGCCTTCTTGATAGGCTTTTAGTTCATCGATGGTGTCAAAAGGACCAGCAACAACTTTGCCATTTACGAGTGCAAAGAAGCCTTGTGCAGTTTTAACAGCACTCATGCTATACTTGTTCATTTTTTGAGCACCAAACTTACCCTGAATTACATCACTTTCGTCCAATCCTTCTTCAAACTCTAGTTCATCTGAATCACTGTCACCAAATACACGAGCTGCTAGATCTTCTAGACCATCGTGGCTATCACTATATTCTTTAATCCAATCAGTAATTACGTCGCGTGCATCTGCCGTTGGATCCTTTTTTGCCAATACAGCTAACCGATCAAAAAGGTCGTCGTCGCCGATAATGTCGTATAAAAGTTCTTGTGCATTAGCAGCATTTAGTCCAACTGGGAGTGGTTCTGCTAAAAGTTCTTTTAATTCTTTAACTTTAGCTTCGTTGTCTGGAATAGTCCAGGTGCCTTCGGTTACATTTTCTGCCCAGTCGGCAAATTGATCAAATTCTTTCATGATTGGTTCCTTGGTATTGGTTTCTTGAATAGTGTGTGCAAGAAAAGGCAATGCTTCTTCAACTTGCGGACTTACTGTTTGTCTAGTGAATGTTCCACGCAATGCATTAACAACCGCTTCGTCTTCTTCAATGGTAGCAGGTGTCCATGATTCTTTGTATGCATTATATCCACGCTTGCCGGATAGGCTTTTTAATCTGCTGCGCACGGTTTGGTAACGATTGCGTCCAGCAGTGACAACTTCATATTGTTCTGCATCATCTTCTGTAATGGTTTTTGTTGTTCTTACAAATCTACTCAGGATATTTGCTTCTCGCACCATGTCTGTGATATGCTGCCCAAATACGTCATAGGGCGTACCGCCTTCTGCTACGTGACGAGCCATTGCACGTCCGCCCACCAGAGTAGTAAACGGCAGTTTGAAGCGTTCGCCTTCGGTGTTCTCAACATACAACTTTTCAATGTTACGGAATCGTTGTTCACCTTCACCAATTTCTTTACTGTGCACGATCTTTAGGCGTGTTGTGCCTGGCTTATCATTGTAGCTGGTGCGTTTAGTTCCGTTCCAACCTTCGAACAAGCCTTCGTTAATTGCGGCCATGCCCTGCATGCTGTACTTTAACTTGTTTAGGTTTTTTAGACCAAATGACATCAAGTTACGTGTGGCAAATGTTTTGAGTTGATACAAGAAATCATACCACACATCTTTGTCTTGCGGTTCCATGTTTTTGCCAATGTTATCGCCGAAGTAAACTTCAAAGTTGCCTTCGTCGTCCAGCAAGATAATTACAGTTCCGTAATTGTTGTGCTTGGTTTCAAAATCAAATCGAAACATTTCGGCTTCGGCAGGATTTATTTCCGGCTTGCCTTGATTGGTCATGGTTTTAACCGTGTAATCACGGCCCACAAGTAGATTAAAGAGATCGTTTGCTGTGCTATCCATCGTAGTTTTCGTTAATATGTTGTATTTATTTTAAAACATAATAAACGGCATTGGCTCTACGATCTCGTCGGCAAAATCTTTGAGTTGGTTATTTAAATCTGCATGATAACTTTGTAGTACCTGCATCATGCGCACTGCCAGCACAGTTGACATAACTAAATCGTCGGTTTCACCTATCTTAGCTGCATAACTTGTGCCAGCAGCAACAAAAGTTTTAAATTCTGAAATCAAGCTCTTGCTGTTAACGGTCATTTTTCGTGTTTCAACAAGATTTTTTAATTTAGCACAAGCGGCTATTTTAGACTTGTTTGTGGTATTAAATCCACGACGATATCGTCTACTGGATCCTGATGTTTTGGGCTCCGACAACATCATACCGGGAAAATTATCTTCACCAAATTCAGCTAAACTGATTAAAGCTGCTTCGCCGATTGTGTTATTTTCAATACTATAATAGATGCTGGTTGCATCCTGGGTTTTACTGTAAATTTCTTTTACAATATCATTTAATATACGTATCTGTGTTGGAATTGGGGTTTTGTTATGTTTCCATTCTGCTACTTGTGTAGTTGTATTAGCATCGAACACTTGTATAGCAGCAGGGTCTCCGCCTGTGCCTAGACTTGGATCTAGTGCCACAACATATATTCTTCCTGCTTTTGGTTCTTCATACCAGCGAACCTGTCCAGTTTTATATGCAGGCTCAATACCTTCTAAATCAACAAGCGTTGTTGCGTTAATGAGAGTTTCGTCATTAATAATAAATTCGCAATCCATTTCTCGACGAAAGCGTTCTTCGCCAATGCGGCCACGCTCATCTGCTGCCCACTGTTCATCTCTATCGGGGTGATCTCGCCAATAGCTACGATAAGCGCGAAATCCATTGATGCCCAATGCTGTTTCATTACCAAACTCATCTTCGGTTTTGTTGGCTTGTTTCCAAATTAATGCGAACTGATCCTCGTCCGAGTTAGGAGTACTGGTAATAATTGCTTTACCACCAGTCGATAGGGTAGGCGATATTGCTGTCCAGAATTCTTTAGCGATGCTGGGACGAACAAATGCAAATTCGTCACAGTACAAAAGTGTAATTGACATGCCTCGACCAGTATTGTCAGTGGTTGCTTGCGCTACAATGCGTGATCCATTGTCAAATTCAATACTGCCTTTATTATAACTGGTTACTCCAGCACGAATGTGATCTGGGCATAGCTCATATGCATAGCGTATGCGCTGCATAATTTCCTGTGCGCCTGCATACTTGTGTGCAGCAATAAGAATAGTGGAATCTGGTTTAAACATTGCAAACCACAACAAATACCCAGCCGCACTTGTGCTTTTGCCAGTCTGTCTGGGCATCAAGCTGATGCTAAATCTATAATTATGATAAGTTTCTATTAGGTGTTTTTGGTATTCAAATGGATGATATACCATTTTTCCTTTGGTAGGGTGTTGTATATAGAAAAAGTTATCCATAAAATGCATGGGACCAGTAGTTGGATCGGCACATTTTGCAAACTCCTGTATTTGCTCAGAAGTATAGTTCATTTTGCTGTGCGCTTTTTTAACTAAAACACCTTCTAAAGATTTAGACATAAACTTATTTAATTAAATATAACGATGGCTCACACATTAGTACTAGGTCCAGATTATCAACCGTTAAGTTATATTCCATTAAGTGCTGTGCATTGGCAGCAAGCGGTTAAACTTCTATTTCTCGATAAAGTTCATGTTTTAGAATGGTATGATGACTGGGCAATTCACAGTCAAAAAACTGTCATGCGTGTTCCAGCAGTAATTGCACTTAAGAGCGGTTATACCAAGCGTAAAACAAAAACATTTAGCAGAACAAACTTATATGTTCGTGATATGTTTCAATGCCAATACTGCGGCGACACATTTGTTCCAGCGCAGTTAACTATTGATCATGTTATACCTAAAAGCATGGGCGGCAAAACAGAATGGGATAACTGTGTAACTGCTTGTAAACCGTGTAATTGGGATAAAAGCGATAAATTAATTAAACCTAAACGTGCACCGTTTACACCAGATTATTATCAACTTGCAAACTCTATTCGTAAAACGCAACTACGTATTAACCATCCAAGTTGGGCGCAATATTTAAATTTAGAACAAGAACCCGTTGTCATTAATCAGAGATAAAAAAGCCCGTTTTCACGGGCTTCTCACTTTAAAAGCAATGGTAGCGAGAGTTGCTTCTGGGTAGTTAGCACCAGACGCCTGTGGATTTTGCCACGGGCCGTGCCTATAAGGTCCTAAGGCACATTCATTTAGAACGACGATTCGTTCCTTTGTATCCTTTGAATGGTTTAAATGGCGATGTTTTATTAACTGCACCCGGTTCATCACTTCCTGGCGGGACATGTTGTCCAAATGGAATGCCCATAAAGTTAAATGCTTTTTTAGCCATTTCATATTCTTCTGGAGTATATGTAACCATCATCGGAGAGTTATTAATCCAACTCCACGGATCAATATCTTTTGGATCTTCAGGAAGTCTAGCAATAATCATACTAGCACGATACATGTCATAATATTTGTCTGCTGTGTAAACCGAACCTGGATTTGCTTCCCAGTAGTTCAATGGCATTTTACCCGTTTTTGCTTCGGAAATCATTTCTTTCGCTTGCTGTTTCATTTCAGACACAATCTTGCTAACTGGTTTACTAGTCCAGTAGTTTAAATGCCATGCACTGTTTTCAAATGTTAATTCACTTTCGGTTGTTTTGTCTGGTTTTTCTAAAGACTTTAGTTTTAAATCACGCGGTAATGTAATTACATGCTGTTTGCTTTTTGGTGCCCACTGATAATCTAATTCTGGAATTGCTTTTGCATACATAGCAATCTGCTTAGAAGTAATTCCCGGTGCTTCTTTTTCTAGTATTTGATTCAATACATCATCGCGGATAATAAGAACAATATCATTGTCTGTAGTATGTTTGTCAACTACACGAGGATTATTAGACCACTTTAATACTTGTAATAATGCACGACCCCACGCACTGTAACGACCAATACGATCAAAGTCAACAACAGATCCTTCCGTTAATGAATTTGCTAGTGCGTGTTTTACAATTTCTCTTGTAACTGGATCCATTACGATCGTAATGTGATCGGCGACATCAATAACTTTACTTTCAATTACATATTCGTCATTAACACCAATAACCACGCTATCATTGATGCGTGGTTTATGTGAATTATATATGTAATCTTTTAAGGATTTCATTGATTCTTATCAAATAACTTACGATTGCCTAACGTGCCAAAAGGTTGTTCATAAATGCTCATAACAACTGCTTGGTTGTCGTATTTGGCTTTTAGTTGGTCAGCAAACTGTTGTGCTTGCTTTTGTACATCTTCGTCGTCTTTTGCGTACATGTACATTTCAACACTTACAAGGTAACGTTTTTCGTCTACGGCTTCTTTAATGGTATCAATAGCATTAACTGCTTTTGTTAGTGCAGGCGAATAACCTCCACTGCGAATATCATCTAACCATTCTTCATATGGCATATCGTAATCATTTTCGTTGTATACACGAACTAGATATGCCTGTGCTTCGCGCTTGCTGCTGTAACCTTCTACAACATTGTACGGATTTTCAGTTAACATATAATCTCTAGAGAGAATATCTTGATATCTTCTAAGAATGTCTGCTTCAGTCATTTGTTATACCTTTTTATATAAATCCCAAAGACCACGCATTAGGTTTTCTTCGTTAACAGCCATTGCATTATCTCCCGGATATTCCTTACGATACATCTTTTGCTGTTTGCCTAATCCACCTGATAGTTGATTAACCATATAATCAACACTCATGTTTTTTTCTTCTGGCTCATTGGCGTATTCTTCTTCAACTTGTTCTCCACACGGTGTAGCAGCAATAATTTTTGCTTCTTGTTCTTTATACGGCAATCCTGCTGCTTTTAGAATAGCAACTAATGTATGTGCATCTTCATCTGTGGCATTAACACTAACATTATCTGGTTGATCTGTGCCTGCTGTTGTGGTAATTGTTAATGACTCGTTAAGAGCAGTGTTAAACTTTTCTTCAAATTCATTCATGGTACTTTCCTTGGGTTTTTGCATGCTTAGTACATTATAGTTTGCATACAAGGCATTGCGTGCTGCACGCAGACCTTCTGGTGTTTTATCAAAACTCTGCACAACTTCGCCGTCAGCGTTTTTTAAATGGTGTCCTTTTGCATCAGAAAATACAGTGGCGGCACCTTCATTAATTTCTTTGTCGTCAAACATTAACTCGCCTGATTCATCTCGCCAAAATCCGCGAGCCGGCAACATAAGTCTATACAAAACTTTAAAGAGTTTTGCTGATTCCATCTCGTTTGGAACCCAATAAGATTTTCCATCTTGTGCTTTAACACTAATTGCATTTTTTTCCGTTGCGGTATCAATCCATTTTTCAGCAATTTCTAGCGCAACATCATACATTGCCGGCAAAGCTGATCTTGGGTAGGTTTTTGCCCAATTTCTTCCTGGTCCTAGCGCAACGTTTAAAATAACACCGGCCGCAGGAATCCATGGTTTGTATCCAAATTCATGCAATAGCATTTTGTCTAGGTGATCAATGCCCAGTGGCATTTCGTCGGGACCCAGCTCGTAATACGTGCTTCTTGGTTTTTCTGGTTTGTATCTGCTGTAATCAAAGTCGTCGTCTTCGTCATCCCAGTCTTCCCAACCGTCATCACCTTTGTGATGTGGGTGTTCTTGTGGCGGCTCTATTTGTTTAATACAGTCTAGGTTGCCTTTGCAATTTTTAATTTTTTCTTGATACTCGTCATCGACAGGTCCTTCGTTTACAAGACCAATTGAGTTAAGATTTTCTAGAATTTGATATATGTTATTCACCGTTCATTAACTCCCAGCCGGGCTCTTTGTGCCTTGTGGAAGATCGTTTGTAGTTTGTGCTTTTGGTGTTTTGCCGCCTGCAATTTCGTACTCACGCTTTTCCATATCTGCAACCACATCCTGGAAACTATTGCCATATGCTGCGCCGGCTGCTTTTTGTTCTGAGGTTTGTGCAGGAAGTGTTTCGTCGTCTAATAATGCGCCCTCGTGTTCTTTAGCAGCAACTTCTGCATCCATGCTGTCGTTAAATCTACGGTCTAAGATTACAACACGATTTTCAGCAATGCCTAGTTTTTGCATTAGTTCTGCTAGTTGTCCTGTGCTTGCTGGATATTCAAACACTACATCAAAAATGTTTACAGACTCATTTTCTAAGCCTGGAAAATCATATGGGCATTTCATAACAGGTGTAGTTTTCATGTCAGACATACTAACCATGTTAAATTTAGCGAAAAGTTTCTTTAGTGCATCGACGTGTTCTTTGGGACAGTCGCCTGCAATTTTGACGCGATATTCGTAGTTCTTTTTAGATTCTGTTAAAAATTCTGTTAGCGAGCGCATTTACTTAACTCCTGAGTTAAGTATATTTATGCGTTGTTGTTCTTATTTGGATTCAATAGTCGGTCGAGAAGTTCGTTGCGATCAAGTACGTGACCAGTTGCTGTTTCACCGCCATCGACATCACCTCTGTCTAGATCAAGTTTTGCCTTCTTTAGCTGCAAATCAATCATTTTAAGTTTCTTGTTCATCTTTGCTGTTTTGGCAGTAATTGCGTGTCCGAGTAATGAGCTTGCTACACTAAAGATTTCTGAACTAAAACGTGCTTCAACATTCATGCCTAAATCAACTAAGTCCTGATAAGTTTTCATTGCGGTTTCGGCAAGTTGATCCATTTCTTTATCACTTGCTTCAAGGTTTTTAACAGCAGGAAGTGCAGCATCAATTTTTTCTAAGTTGCTATATCCTTCGTAGGTTTGTGGGACATCAAACGATTCTTCATAATCATCGGCTACCGTTTCTTCTTCATCGTGTGTTGACGGCGGCAAGTCGAACAATTCTTCTAGTTTCTTTGACATAAGGATATTTAGTTAGCGTTTTTTTCCTTGGTGAAACATTTGTTCTTCTGTAATTACACGAAATACAAGTCCTTGTCGTTTACACCAGTTTTGCGCTGCTTCCCATTTAGCATAGTTCACTGCGACCACCGCACGCTGTTGATTATTTTGTTTTTCTGCAAGAACTGATTGCCCTTTTGGTTTAATTTCGATTACTTCCGCTACTTGTTTGTTGTCTTTGGTTCTATATACCACAAAAAAGTCAGGAACATATATTGTTTGTTTGCCGGTTATGGGATGTCTATACGGTATTCTAATTGCTTCGCTGGCCCACTGTAGTACGTGTTCATTGTTATCTGCAAAGTTCATAAATGCAAGTTCCCATGAACTTCGGTACTTGGGCTTGCCTTTGCCTACATATTTGTTAGCGTTGCGAACCTCGTATATTCCTTGTGAGAATTTAGTTCGAGCCATTTTAGATTGCTACGTTTCTCGCAGCGTAATAGTCTGGTGTAATAACTTGACCAACACCCAACAACGTCGAGTTTGACCGAGTACTGTTAAGATAATATGCCATGCTCATTGTCAATTGCATTTCATTTTGGCCTTGCAAATTCTCAAGATAAGTCTGCACAGAAACACCAGTGTCTTTAGCAATTTGAAAAATACTAGCAGCAAATTGCTCTGCTAGCACAGGGTCTGTCATCATTTTTTTAAAAAATGACACTGCGAGATCATATTCAGGTGTACTAACTACAAGTTCTACATTGTAAAATTTATCATAGATTTTTGTAGTGGTCGTTGATCGTTCGATATTTACAGTTGCCATTATTCTTCCCAGTAGTAGTTTACATTGCTGCCATTGCTCGATACATCGGTCGGCTGAGTACTTGCTTTTAAACTAGTATCAGTTGCTGGCAAATTAGGATTTACCCAAGGTTTAGCCACAGGATTAGTAGCAGCAGATGAACTACTTGTACTAACAAAAGTAGATCCAGTATTAGGGTTGGTCCAGTTTGTTGCACTCGTAAACCCATTATTACTCGTTGTAGTCCCGGACCCTAGTGGTAAACTATTAGTTGCACCTTCTGCTTTTGGAAATAAAAAGTTACTAACCGAATTTTGTACATTTTGATTAGTTAGTACCGCGGTAGTTGCTAATGCTATTTGACCAACACCTTCCTCAGCTAACATGCTTCCTAAGTCAGCATCTTTGTTATTATAATATGTAACACCTGCGGTATATGCTGCACCTAAAATGTTGCCATTTTGCAAATCACCAATAATATCCGCTCCCGCATCTAGCAATCCGCCTGCACCAAAAATCGTATTCGTACTACCCGGTTTAGACAATTTACTTGGTTCTGTATCATACATAGATCCTTCACCAAATCCGCGCACTGCACCACCTTTGATCTGCCCACGCTGATACTTGACAGTTTCATACTTAATGGTCATTTGGTTGGTCATTGTGCCTCCGCCCTGACTATAATCAAACTGGTCATGCGCCCAATTTATAATTATTGGGTTTATTAACGTGTACTGTACAAAGTTTCCTCTATTAAGACCATAAATTTTAATGTCTTTAAAGAAGTTTGGTTTATAATCAGTTGGTCCAGTGCCTTGATAGCCCCATTCATTTACATTGCGCAAATTATCGTAAATATCTCTGCGATTATAATCAAATATACCATTGCCCAACCCGGTGCTTGTATCAGTGCCGATGCCGTCATAGCTGTGCTTTGCGTCAGAAAAATAATAGGTGTAGTAATTATACCACATGCTTCGAGTTAAATCACTGCCATCATCGTGAAAAGTAATGTTAACTGGAGAGTAATTTAACTTGGTTTGTACATAGCGTTTGCGATTGTACTGGTTTAGCTCAGCAACATCGATATCGAACCGCGGAAGGTCGGCGGTTTTAACCATCATACCGATAGTAGCTCTATCAGTTGCCGAGGTTCCTAGTGCTTGAGCTAAACCAGGAATCACATCTGTGTTTATGGTAAAATAAACATGAAACAGGTATTTGGTTTGTGGAGCAAGCGCATATCCGTCCGACAAGAACGTTTTGCTTGCGTGTTTGTAATCTTTTAAGTAGTCGCTGCCAAATAGCCCTTGTGTAAGGCCATCGCCAAAACCACCTAGTAAATTACTAAGTGTGCTACCAAAACCCATCGCTTATTAGCCAGTTACTACTGTACCTAGTGTGCGTCCTACTGCTGCACCAACACCTGTATCGAGAGGGGTTTGTAGTGCGTTATCAAAGCGAATGTTTAGTCCCATTGTTACAGGAGCACTATCACTGTATGCTAAATCGTTGTAATTAACGCTGGTTAGGTAGCAGCCATATAGTTCCCAAGTTTCTAGTACAGTTGGTTCATTAGCACCGTTGCCGCCATCTAAGATTTCGCAACGTGTGATGAACTTGTAATCAATGCCAGAACTTGCTGAACTCATTTCCATAAAGTCAAATTGCTTCTGTAGTTGTTCGCCAACTAGTTTAGCAACGTTGCCGCCGGCATCGTCACGTATATTAACTGTAGTATCGTCCCAAGTATGCTTGCCAGCTAAACGTACTTTTGAGTTATAGATGTCAATATCAATTGGATCAAAACTTACGCTTGGACGAGCAAAATCAATTACTTGCTTGGTTAGTTCTGTACGTGGTGTGCTTACACCAAAGTTTTCAAAAATAATGCGAAAGCGATATTTTAGCTTTGGCATTAATAGACCTTGAGTCGAGCTTGATTGATCGCTCGCTAAAGGTACTGTCATTCTAGTTAATGATGAAACCGCCATTATTGTTTCTCCTAATTAAAGTATATGCTATTATTTATGCAAATCACCGAGACAAAAAAAGGGGGTCATTTAAGACCCCCTAGTGTTATTATAATATTTTATTCTATTATAAACCTGCTGCAATTGAGCCAGTATTCTTGATACGTACTGGAATGTAAACGTATTCAACAGCCTTAACTGGTTCAATAGCAATATCGACGTATAGTTCGTTGCGATCAATTCTAGCTGGTGTGTTGTTTGATTCATCACATACAACTAGATAATCGTAAACACCACGTTTTGCAACTAGATCGTTCATTAAACCTTCGATACGGTTTTTGATTTCATCGCGTGTTAGTTTGTCATTTGGTTCAAAAATAAAGCCTTTAGCGATTGACTCTACTTGTGAGCGAACAAACGATACTAGACGTGCTACGTTGATGCGATCCAATGCTGTGCCACCTTGTGCGGTCTTGTTACCGTAGTTAACTAGACCTGTACCTGGAATAAAGGTTAGTGGGTTAACATTGTTTTCGTATAATGTATCGCGAACTGATTGACGGTTTGCAATTTGTACAAATGCGCCGGTTTGTGCGTTAACATAACCTAATGCGCTAACGTTATCAATTGTACCGCGACGTGTACCTGCTGGTGCTAACCATGGGTAACCGATTTCGTCGTTGCGTATTAGTGTACGCAACATCATGTGGCTCGGTGGAACAACTACTGTATTGCCACTTAGATCGTTTGTTTGTCCCGATGGATAGAAAACACCTAAGTAACTGTCGGTTGTTGCTAGTCCATCTGCGGTACTTAAACCATTGCCCGAGTTGTTAGTTGACCAGTCAATTAGGCTGGCGCCGCTGTCGTCTAAGCGTAATGGAGTATCACCAACAACAAAACCAGTTTGGTTACGATCGTTGTTTAGAGCAACCAAGTTTGGAATCAGTTCTGGATAGCCTGGAGCAGCAATCAAGTTAAACACACGTTGTTCTTCACGAATTTCTGTGTTAGCATCAATGCCACTTGCTAATGCTTGCGTAACGATACGGCGTTGTGCTTGACGTCCCATGTACGGTGAGCCATCATTCTTGTTACCCGATGCAGTTACCCATGCATTTTTCTCTGTAGGTAAAGTTTCTCCTGGATAATCAGTTGCGTTAAAATAATTCAATGCAAATTGCTTAACATTATATCCCGAACGACGTGTGTTAAACAATAGTGTACCTGCTGGATAGTTAGCAGCTTCTGGTGCATCTAAATCCAAGTAGTTGCTTGAAAGCAAACTTGCGATTGTTGGAACACTGTCTGTAATTGGATCTGTTGTTCCATTAGCTGCCCAACGTGCATCTGCAAAAATAACACCGTTTTCAGTTGTGCTATCCGTATTATCAATCGTTACCCATTGATCAACACCATCAACTGCTTCCCAACGCTTAATCATTGGATAGTTTTCTAAATCTGATGTGTCAATCCATAAGTCACCGTAAACAAGTGCTGTAGCATCGCTTTGTGTAGTTGGTGCTGTGGCACTAACTTGTGGGCCTGCAGGATCGGTAGTTGTTAGGTCAAAACCACGAACGTCATTACTAACGGTTAGGTAACCTTTCCAGTTACTACCATCATGAATCATAATATCGACTTCGTTGATTGTGCTGTAGTACCAGTAAGTGCCGTCGGTTGGATCTTGACCTGGAGCTGTGCTATTAGCAGAGTAGCTTGAACCGTCTGGGTTCTCCAATGGAATCCAGTTACTTAGAATAACACCTTCGGCTGTGCCGTCAATTAAACGAGCAGTTACACCATCAACAGATATAGCAAATCCAGCATCTGCAACAGGAGTACCTGATGTATCTTCTAAGTGAATAACACCACCTTGTGTGTGAGTAATACGAATAGCACCTGTTGTTAATACTTCTGCTGTAGTATTTGCAACACCTGCTGCTAGGAATGCTGCAACAAAATCTGCTGCATCGGTACCGGCCAAGGTAGCTGTTACAGGAGTACTCATTGTAGCACTGCCCTTAACACTTGCACTAATAGTAAATGTTTCGCTAGTAGTAAATGTTGGAGTAGTTGTGTTACCAACAATTGCAGTAGAACCGCTTGCTTGACGTTGGAATAGTTTTAGTGTCGCAGTGTTATTATCGCTGATGTCGTAGCGTGCATATGTAGTTCCAACTGCTAGTGCGCTGCCGCCGTTGCTTGGATCTAAATTATAGTTTGCAGTTTCGTCGTTAGCGTAAACCGGAGCATTTTGGCTTACAAATGAGCCAGTTGTAGTGTCGTACTTCTTGACACTTAGACTAGTGCCTAGGTTAACATTAGTTGTTTTAACCCAAACAGAACCAGTTGGTCTTGGAGTAGCATCTGTGCTTCTCCAACGTGGAATACTAGTATGTGCGCTTTGTTGTACAACCGGTGCATAATATGTACCTGCTGTAATACCTAAGTCAGTTAGCGGTGTGCCAGAAACGTTAGCGATACTAACACTAACATCTTCAGAACTTAAATCGTCGCCTGCACCCGATTCTACATGAATCGCTAGCTTATTGCTAACTGCTGATGCGGTAACACCTGTAATACTAGCGCCGTTAATATCGCTAACAACGCTTGCAAGTGTAGTGCCAGTTAAACTAATAGTGTTTCCGTTAATAGAAATACTGTTTCCGTTAGTAACTGTTGGTGAAGTAACTGAACCCAAAATTGTATTTAGACTTGCTTTCCAGTCATCTGAACCAACTAATACCCAGTCATTGCTTGAATTTTTGTAGTAAACTGGATTGTTTACGTTTGTAGCAACTACTGCATAAGAACCAATTGTTCCTAAACTGTCTTTAGGAATACCTGCTGTTAAGTCGCTGGTATTAGTAATAACTAGAGGTACTTTATTAGTGAATGCGCTGGTCGTTGAGCTCCATTCAAAAATGCCCCAAGTTGTTGAAACTGTGTCTAACCACCAAGTACCGTTGTCTGGGTTGCCTGTTGGACGAGTTAAACTAGCAGCTAGTTCAGCAAGGTCAACATCAACACGCTGCACATAAGCACGATTACTAACACCTAGAACCGAATAAGCAGCCAATAAGCCATATTCGTTTAGCTCATAACCGTTAATTGGAGTACCAGCGGTTGTGTTATAAAAGAATGGATTACCAAATGTGTTCACAAGTTCTCTTTGACTTGTGATTAAATAAGTAGCGTTAGCGTTTGAAGCCAAAGTGCCTGCTGCAACGCCTGTTCCTGCTGCGTTAACTTTATTCTGTGCTGTCGCAATTAGAATAAACGGTACGCTGTTAGTGGCAGACGAACGGTATGCGCTCTCATCAATAATTGAGACTTCTACGCCGGGTGAAACTAGTGCCATATTGATTTCCTCATTAATATGTTGTTATATCTATTTATTAGTTTTCCTAGATTTTTGTGTCTTAAAAGGCCATAAAAAAGGTCTACAAATAAGTAACAATATGGAAAGACCCTTGTGTTCTGTATGCAATAAGCAACCTTGTGCCGTAAATTACCACAAAAACGGCACTGTTTACTATAAGTCCAAGTGTAATGCATGCAGACGTGCATCAAATCGAAAAAAACCATTTGTTCCTCGCTGGAAACAAAAAGGATACAAACCAAAAACCGTGTGTGATCGCTGTGGTTTTAGAGCAAAATATCCATCACAAATCGTAGTTTTTCACATCAATGGAAATCTAAACGACGCCACAATTACAAATCTTCGTAGCGTATGCTTAAATTGTGTTGTGGATATCGACAAACAAGACCTACCCTGGAAACAGGGTGATCTTACGCAAGACTTTTGATATTTAACCGTTTGAGGGTGCGCTGCAATAGACCGATCTGTAGAATGACATCTTCAAAAGCGTGGTGGCTGTTGCCTAATTTTTCTCGATCTGGGTCCAGTTTGTAAACAGTACGAGCATCTAACACTTTATAATATTGCCATGGTGTTGGCATTCCATGGCTTTTATAAGCATGCTCAATGATAGTCATGTCGTATGCAATTCCATTTGCCCAGATATAATCTGCATGCCACAGCAGCGGTTTTAGTTCTTCAAGTGCATCGATTAGCGGAATTCGGTCGTGTTCGTTCAATGCTTCATTTTGTGCAGCTTCATTTTGTTTAGACCACCAGTCAACTGTAGAATCGTCTATACTTCGATCGTGCTGACACTCGATATCAACACGACGATACATTGCGTGTTGATCATAAATGGTATTAGAAAACGGATCAAACGCACATGCTGCAATGGTTAAAATTACAGCATCTGGATCAATTCCCAAACATTCTATATCAAGCATTAGGTGCGACATAGAAGTATTATACTAGAAGATTAGGTAAATTTCAAGTTTTTCTTGCTTTATTTAAAGCACGAATTAGTCTACTTGCGGTGTTAATGCGTTTAGAACGCTCGCTTCTGCGGGCTTGTTGTTTGTAAGTTTGTGCTCTAGTGCGCTTCATTGTTGCACGTTTGGCTACGTTAATTGGTTTGTCGCAATCTGAAACAGAAGGAACAATACGTCCTTTACGCTTACCAGAAGTACAACGCCATTTTAGTTTTGCTTTGCCGCCACGTGTTGTAGTTTTAGCACGACTCCAGACCATTTCGT